TGATACTTATACCGCTGACTTTAACTTCCACAAGCAGTGGATCATGGGTGATACGACTGATAATATCCCCGGTATCTGGAAGTGGGGACCTGCCAAGGCAGAGAAGTGGCTTAAGTATGTCCATCCCCGTAACTGGACAGCCGCCGTATTGGCAGCTTATGACCAAGCTAAGCCTCAGGAAATGGATAGATATGGATATGATTACTGTCTCGCTATGGCTAGGTGTGTACGCATCCTTAGACATGGTGAATATAACAAGAAAACTAAGTCCGTACTATTGTTTGACCCAATAGTTGGGGCTACTAAGAGTGATACTCAAGGGAACACTAATGAACACTGATGTAAACCAATACAACACTGAGTCTTTAACTATTGCTAATCAAAACAATTACAATACTTCTACTTATACCCATAGCGATTCTAAGATCCCTATGGTACTCCATGATAGAGACTGTGCTCCAGCCTACCATACCAAGGGTGCAGCCGGGGCTGATCTTAAGATCACTACGGACACTACGCTACTCCCCGGAGTAGTAACTAGAGTACCCACAGGGGTTAGCTTAGCTATCCCTGAGGGCTATGTAGGATTACTCTTTATGAGATCAGGTCTTTCTAACAAAGGAATTAACTTAGCCAACTCAGTTGGTGTCATTGATTCTGATTATCGTGGTGAGATTTGGTTACCACTTATTAACAATTCAACAATAACACACACTCTTAAACGGGGTGATCGTGTTGCACAGATTGCCTTCATGCCCGTTACACAGTTCTCGTTTGTCTCTGTAGATAAACTTCCGTTTACTGTGCGAGGCGAAGGTAAGTTTGGGAGTACAGGAGTCTAATGGATACATTTCAAAAGTTTATTGCTATCAGTCGCTACAGTCGATGGATGGATAAAGAGAACCGCAGAGAGACTTGGGATGAGACTGTCGATAGGTGGTGGAATTACTTTACTGGTAAAGCTCCTGTCCTTCTGACACGGACAGATATCAGAGATGCTATCCTTAATCTAGAAGTACTGCCAAGTATGCGTGGGTTGATGACCGCAGGTCCAGCATTGGATCGTGATCATACTGCCCTATACAATTGCTCATACATTGAGATTAATAAAACAACTTCCTTCTCCAACCTTATGTACATTCTTATGTGCGGTACTGGAGTAGGCTATACGGTTGAGCGTAGATGCACCGACAAACTTGGGACTATCCCAACAATACATAAGATGTTTGATACAGTTATGTTTGTTGAGGATAGCCGCGAGGGTTGGTGTGATGCACTTAACAACCTACTTGACAATCTTTATAAGGGTATCCACATTAAGTGGGACACAAGTAAGATCCGTAAGTCAGGTGAAAGATTAAAGACCTTTGGTGGTAGAGCAAGCGGTCCTGCCCCACTAGAAGAAGTCTTTAGATTTGTAGTACAGACATTCTATTCTGCCCAAGGTCGTAGACTTACGCCCCTTGAGTGCCATGATATCTGCTGCAAGATTGCTCAGTCAGTCATTGTGGGTGGTGTACGCCGCTCCGCTATGATCTCTCTAAGCGACCTAGCAGACCGTGAGATGGCTACTTGCAAGAGTGGTGCGTGGTGGCAAGCCTCAAGTCATCGTGCCTTAGCGAACAACTCAGCCATCTACAACGGCAGACCATCAATGGGTCAGTTCCTCGAAGAGTGGACAGACTTATACAACTCCCATAGTGGAGAGCGTGGTCTTTGTAATCGTGATGCAATGAAGAACATTGCTGTCAAGGCAGAGCGTGGTGAGGATCATTACTATGGTACGAATCCATGCAGTGAAATCATCCTACGCCCTAATCAATTCTGTAATCTATCTACTGTTGTTGTCAATGCAACTGATACACAAGAGTCGTTAGAAAAGAAAATTGAAATGGCTACCATCATTGGCACTATCCAAAGCATGTTCACTTACTTCCCTTACCTAGCCAAGGATAAGACATGGCAGGATAACTGTGAGGAAGAGAGACTGCTTGGTGTATCCATGACAGGTATCTTTGATAACAAGTTGATGTCCGGTCTATTAGGACATGGCAGACTTAAGTATGTCCTTGAGGATCTACGAGAGACAGCCATCAAGACTAACCTTGACTGGTCTAAGAAGCTGGGTATCAATCCAAGTAAATCAATTACTTGTATTAAACCAGAAGGTACAACCTCATGTCTTGCTTCGTCAGCCAGCGGATTACATCCCCGGTATGCTGAGCATTACTTTAGAAGAGTCCGTATCGACAAGAAGGATCCACTCTACTTCATGATGAGAGATGCCCAAGTACCAGTAGAAGACTGTGTAATGAACGCAGATTCAACTGCAGTCTTTACCTTTGTTCAGGCTGCTCCATCGGGATCACTAACTCAGAATGAACTATCCGCTATTGATCATCTTAATTTATGGTTAACCTATCAAGAGCACTACTGTCAGCACAAGCCAAGCATTACTGTTAACTATGCTGACAATGAGTTTCTTCCTGTAGGTCAGTGGGTGTGGGATAACTTTGATAAGATTTCTGGTATATCTTTTTTACCTAAGTCTGATCATGTATATGCACAAGCTCCCTTTGAATCTATATCGCTAGAAACATATAATGAATTTCCAGTTATAGATGTAGACTTTAACAAGCTATCTCTCTATGAAAAGACTGATACAACAACATCATCTCACACCTTAGCCTGTACTGCAGGAGCTTGTGAGATAATTGATCTAAGGGGATAAACAATGGCAAAACAAAGACAAACATTAACTGGAGCAACAACAGCTCTTGCAAATTACAATACACAACTAACAGAATTAAATACAGATATTGCTGGTGTGCAGGGTGGTCTTTTAAACATGGCAAATGTAGGACAAGCATCCTACTATAGTACTACTAAAGAGACTGCTCTGACCAAACAAGACTTGCCTAACTTTTCGGATATTTATAACCCGATGTATGCGAAGATGAAAGATGTTCGATTTACTGTAGGTGATGATATAACTACAGCAAACAACGATGCTGCTTTCTATGTCTTTAATCCAGAGACTGAAGCAAAAAGACAAACCGATATGCAAATTGATGTTGTTGCTAAACAGAACGAAGAGTTTGATTTACAGCAGCAACGTATTACTGAGTTTGTAAAACAATCAGGCGAAGCACAAAAGGATAATGTTTTAGACCAATATCTTGCATCAGTAACAAAAAACGCAAACACAGGTGTTATTAAAAGCACAGATGTTGACTTTGATATGAACGCATATGCAGCAGCTGGCAATAGAAACAGAAGTTCTAGTAGAGTTAATGGAAATAAAATTTATAGTTATAAAGCATCCGAAGAAGTGGCTGCTGCTAGACTACAAGCTTTTAGAGATGCAGAAACCCTGCGCTTTAGATCCGATCCTACTATACAAACAGCTCAGGCTACTATATATGCAGCAACACTTGCCGAACAGCAAAAAGAACTAAACAAAAAAATTACTGATGCTGCTAACGCTGTAAAAAACCTCACACAAAAACAACTTGACGCTGCAGTTAAGGCTGCAGTTAAGGCTGTAAGGAAACCAAAGAAAAAGAAATGATCACTAACATCCAACAATCAAAGACTCGCTTAGCTCTATCTACCCCAATAGATCTACCTGAAGTTAAACAGTTAATCAAAGATCTGTATATTCAAATAGAAGAGTTAAGAAATGAAATCAGAAAAGTATCCGAGAATAGACCCAGACCTGATAAAAATTCTGGAAGAACTATACAAGCCCCTTGAATACGATGCTGACTGTGAAGAAAGCAAGTTTGCAAGACGATCTGCATTTAGAGCAGGGCAAATAGAAGTCGTAAACAAATTAAAAGCTGTGCTAAAGCAACAGCAAGGAGGCAAGTAATATGGGTGGAAGCCCTAGGATTAGTGGTGGTATGTCATATGCTGAACAAAAGAAACTGATGGATGACGAACGCGCCTTCCAAAAGGAACAGGAAGAAGAGCGTAGAAAAGCAGCAGAAGATTCTGAGACTCGCCGTGTTGCTAGAGAAGCTGTTGCTATGGCTAGAACCAAGGCAGATGAGCAAGCAGCAGTCCAAACATCCACTGCTGCAGAACAAGAAGCAATTATGGAAGCTCAGTCACAAGCTGAAGCACAAGGTACTAGAGGTATTCAAGGTGATAACGCTAAAGCATTAGATTTTTATTCCGCACTATACAATGGTGTATCTACATAAAGGAGTGTAAATGGCAAACAATCTTGTTGAACGCTTCCGAATGTTAGATGCAATGCGAACATCTAAACTATACCGTGCTCGGCTATGTGCCGCACTAACTGTTCCAAGTCTTCTCCCACCTTCGGGTTGGACGGAAGAGATGGAACTACCACAGCCCACATCATCTGTTGGTGCGAGAGGTGTGACTTCATTGGCTAGCCGAATGCTATCAGCAATGATGCCATTGAATGACACACCCTTTTTTAAATTTGGTCTTCGGTCTGGTGTAGAACCAACCGCAGAAATTGGACAGTATCTTGAGACTATGAGTTATCAAGTCTATCGCAAACTTATTGGTACTAACCTAAGAGAAACAATCTTTCAAACAATACAAAATTTAATTGTAGTTGGAGATTGTTTAGTACATGAGATGGATGACTTTAAGTTTAGAGTTACTCGTCTAGATAACTATGCTGTACAGCGTACTGTTGCTGGAGATGTCAATGAAATTATTCATATTGAATATGATCTTGTAGATCCAGAAGCAATTAGTCCTCACTTCTCTTTACCCGAATCCGCTAAGAGAGGTTACAAAAAAACATATTGTCAATATCTCAAGGAGGACAATCTATGGAAGTACACAAAGGAAGACGGCGATGGGAACCTACTGACAAGCGGTGTCTACGAAGTATGTCCTGTGACGGTACTACGGTGGTACGGCATACCCGGAGAAAACTACGGGAGATCGCACTGCGAAGATATCCTAGGCGACCTATCAAGTCTTGATGGTTATACTAAAGCATTGCTTGATGGCATGGCAGCAGCCTCAGCCTTCTGGATGGGCATTGATCCATCTGGTATTACTGAGGTAGACGATGTTGCTGATGCACCCAATGGCTCATGGATTCCCGTGAGACAAGCAGATGTATTTGTACTGTCACCATCACAGACAATGAACCCACAGATTTCAGCCGCTCAGACCGCTGTTGAAACTATGCGTAGAGAAATTGGTCAGGCATTCTTAATGTCTGCCTCCTCACTACCAAGTGGTGACCGCGTAACTGCTACCGCTGTTCGTATGATTGGTTCTGAACTTGAGACAGTCTTAGGTGGAGCATTCAGTGCTATCGCTAGAGATCTCATGGAACCAATTGTCAAGCGATCTGTATTTTTAATGATTGAAAACGAAGAACTTGATACAAGAATGTATGAACAGTTCTTTGATGATGAAGGTGTATTATCTATTGAAGTAATTACTGGTCTTCAAGCCCTAAGTCGTGACACTGATTTGCAAAAGCTTATGCAGATGGGCGAGATGGTTCGCAATCTACCTGAGCAAGCAGCCGCTGCATTTAAATGGGAAGAGTATGCTAGAGCGTTGATTACTTCTCTTGGCTTTGATGCCCGTAATTGGGTACGCTCAGCTGAAGATATTCAGCAAGAGCAAATGATGATGCAACAACAACAGGCTCAGCAGCAGATGGCTCAGGCTTCCACACAGGCAACTGCTGGAGCAATGGGTAACATCATGGCACAGGCAGGACAACAAGATCTCGCACAGAATGGTGGACAAGGTATCATGAATGTTCTTCAGAACTCTGGTGCTGACATGTCTGCATTTACAGGAGGACAACCTAATGGCTAAGAAAGTTAATAAAGCTAGCATGTCTTGTAACAAACCCACTAAGTCTCCTAACCCGAATAAGAAACGGGTAGTAAAGGCTTGTGCTAATGGACAAGAAAAGATCATTCATTATGGGGCAGCAGGTTATGGTAACAACTATAGTCCTGAAGCTCGTAAGTCTTTCAAGGCTAGACATAAGTGTGATTCCGCAAGTAATAAACTCACTGCTAAATACTGGGCATGCAAAGACCTATGGGGTGGACCCGGTAAGTCTAAGACATCATGTCCTAAAAATAGAAAATGTAAGTAATGAGTTCAAGTAAAGCCTTACAACAGCAGCAATTATTAAATAAAAAACTACAAACTCTGTTGTCTTCTTCTTTAAAAAAAACAACTGAACTTACAGTTGCTTTAGAAACTAAAGTTCAAACTACAAAGTTTGAAGCAATGTTAGAAGAAAAAGCAGAGGTAACACATACACACACATTATCCAATTTAACGCAAAGTGGAGCTACTTTAAATCAAGTACCCCAATGGAATGGAAGCGCATGGGCAGCAGCAAGCGTGGCTGGTGGGGGCGGTGTTGCATTAGGTGATACCAATACATGGACTGCACTCAACACTTTCTCTGCTACAACCGCATCGACATCATCTGCTACAGGTGCAGTCATTGTTGCGGGTGGTGTGGGTGTTGCTAAAGACTCCTATATCAACGGACACAAGATTGGTCGTGGTGCGGGAGACTTCGATACCAATATTGCAATCGGTCGGCTTGCGCTTGGCAACAACACGGGAACATCTGTTACTGCTATTGGTGTTCAAGCGGCAGATGTAAACACGGGTAGCACAGTATTAGCGTTTGGGTATCAAGCGGCGTACCAAAATAAATCCAATAATCTAGTTTCCATTGGTCCCGGTTCAGGAGTTTCTAACACAGGCGTAAACAATGTTTTTGTAGGTGGCAATGCAGGAACTTCCAACAACGCCGCAAACTGCATTGCAATTGGTTTTAATGCTGGTGCAAGCAATCTTGGTGGTGGTCTTACGGCTATCGGCTCTGCGGCAGGTGCTGCAAATAAGGTAGGCGGTCAATTCTTAGTTGCTATTGGAGCAAGTGCAGGATATGGCAATAATGGATACGGATGTACCGCAATCGGATATGTGGCACTAAGTGCTAGTTGTTCAGGACACCGAAATACTGTAATCGGTAGTAACGCTATGGATGCTGCCACAACAGCAACCAACAATACTGCTGTGGGCGCACACTCGCTTGGTGCAGTAACAACAGGCGCGGGTAATACGGCATTGGGTGGCTACGCTTGTGACTTGCTTACTACAGGCAGCAACAATGTAGTCATTGGATTTGAATCCGATGTTGCCGCTGTCGGTGACACTAACTCAATCGTCATCGGCAAGGGCGCAGTTGGGCTTGGAACTAACACAACTGTCATCGGCGTAACTGCAACAACATCCACCAAACTGTTTGGCTCGTTGCTGATTACAGGTGACACCGTATCGGTTGCCACTCAGAAGACCCCAGCCTCTGCTACAGCGACAGGCACCAAGGGGGACATCGTTCACGACACCAACT